TTTAATCGTGGTAATGTTCGGGGTAGATGACGTTGCGTGTGCTCAGATTCATATGCAGCACGACAATGTTGTTTATCGTGTCCCAATGTCACAGCGAACGAGCACCATGGACTCATCCGGGTAGTCGTTGAACATCTGCGACAGCGCAACAAGAACGTGAAAGACGTAGCGTCCATGCTCAAATCCGGCTGGCGGCCTCGAATAGTGCGTCAATACCGGCAGCGGTCAATCCAAGCCCAGCGGCGAGGCTTGTAACCAGCGGCGAATTGCGCTCGATCACCGTGGCGTATTCCCACTCGATCTGCGCGGCTGTGCGTCGTGCGGGGTCTGGTATAGCAGTCAGAGCAGCAGATACTGCGTCTAGCTTACCAATCTGCAATAGTGCTAGGCGGGCTTGGCGAGGGGTGACTGATGTTGGCACGATTACCCTGGGCACAGCAGTCTCAACCACCCAAGCACCCTCGCGAAAAAAAGCGCTCTGATTGGCCGAATTGACTGGTGGCGGCACTACTGAGGTTTTGCCCATCCAATCGGCTGGCGTGCTGGTGTTGATGATTTCGCCGGTGTGGGGGCTGAAGTAGAACTCAGGCATTTGCAACTCCTAGGTGTGTGATGAGGTTGTGGGCGTCGGCATGGCTTGCGTGGCCCAGCCATGCCGCCAGAAACTTTTGTCGGCCATGAGTGTCGCCGGCGGCATCAAAGCGCTGGAGCTTGCGCTTGGCGCGTACTACGCTTGACTTGCGCAGCAGTTTGTGGGTGGGCCAGATGCGGTAGCCGCAGAAGTTGACGCCCGCTTGCCACGGCTGCACACTCCAGCGCGAAAACCGCAGGCCCATATGGTGGCTCGCAAATGCGCCGGCCTGCATCTGCAATAAGCGCATGGCGACTTGGCTGTGACCGATCACCACCACGTCATCCATGTATCGCGCAAAGCAAGTCACGCCAGCGCTGTGCGCCAGCCAGCGGTCAAAGATGTGGCCGTACAAATTAGCGGCCAACTGGCTCACCAGATTGCCGATCGGGAGGCCGCAGCCGTCTTTGGCCACAAAGCGACGAAGCAAAGCGGTTGTTTTGCGGCAGCTGATCTTGCGTGCAAACTCGGCGTGCAGCACATCGAGCCGAACCGATGCGAAGTAGCGCGAAAAATCGGTTTTCAGCACCCACGGCTCGCCGCCTGCGGCGATGTGGCGGCGCAGCTCAGCCTGCACGCTGGCGGCTGCGGCGTGCGTACCTTTGCCAACGCGGCAGGCAAAACTCTGTGGCAGAAAAACGCGGTCAAAAACGGGCTCTATGATGTTGCATAGCGCGTGCTGTGCGACTCGATCCACAAACGGCAAGGCGCTAATTTCGCGCGGCTTGGGCTCAAAAACTTGGAACACCCGAGGCTCGCCAGGAGTGTATTCGCCCGACAAAAGCCGCTGACTGAGCCACGCGATGTTCGCACCCTCGTCCCGCTTAAACAATAGATAGCCTAACGACATGCGCTTCCCAAGCGACGCCTTGCGGTACGCTTCCCAAATGTTGTCCGGGCTAGCGATCTGATCGAATAAATGTTTGTGTTTTTGGCCCATGGTGCTAGATAAAAATGTCGGCGCGGGTTTTGGGCAAAGCCCTACTCCCCGTTCTCCGAACCGCTGAGTGTGTTTGCCGAAGCAGGCCAAGAGGGGCTGACCATATTCAAAAAGGTCGCCCGGTGTTGCCGTAGCGGCACCGGGGGCAAAATCCTTTGCTTTTATCGTCACCGGCGGCACGAAACGCAATGTTCCAGTTCGAGTTCCACGCGACGTTGTTCGAGTTGGACGCCCGAGAGCCGGAGAACGCCGCGTTGTTGCGGTTGCCACTTTAACCCCCTCCCTGCCTCTTTTGCGCAGACTTCACCCAAGCCCCAAGCATGGCGCCCGTCTCTGCGAGGTGCACGCTGGCAACCTCGTATTGGCGACGTGACACCAGCTTGCGTTCCGGCGAAGCCATGAAGCGCAAAAGCTCTTTGAGAAACGCCAGCCCCGCATCTGCCTCATACACCCGCGAGATTTGATTGCTTTTGCCGGCGGCGTGAAACAGCCGGTATTGCTCAAATACAGCCGCAATGGCTGTGTCGCGCAGCACCCGGTGCACGCGATTGGTATTCGTGAGCATGGGGTAGAGGTAGTTCACAAATCCGTCAAAACGCTGCACCACAGCCATAGCGGCTCGCGGTTCAGTTTTGGCGGCAGTGAGGGGGGTTGGTTGTTCCATCGTTTATCGGAGCGCGCGAAAGCGCGCTCATACATGCTTCAGGAGGTCACCGGCGGCACGAAACGCAACGGCCCAGCCCGAGGACCACGCGACGTCGCCCGAGAGGGACGCCCGAGAGCCGGAGAACGCCGCGAAGAAGCGGGAGCCACCCAACAAAACCGTCCATAGATTGCCATGCGCATCGCCGCGATTCGGGCCAGCGATCCACGCGCTACCGCCTGCGGCGCTGTTGCCGCGAGCAAAAATCCATTGGTGCCCTGTGGCTTGTTCGATGCCCAGCCGGCTTGTGTAACCGGGTTGCCTCGCAGTGAGTGGGATGGTAGCTACTGCACCGCCAAGCGATTGCGCTTCAGTCACGCCAAACATGGCAGAGCGGAATTCATCGACATTTGGCAGCCGCAAACCGAAGCTGGCTGCAATTTCTTCGCACTCATATTGGCTCAAGCGCCCGTAGTTCAAGGTGCCATCGCCGCCGTAGGCAATCGGGATGCGCGGTAATACGGTGCCGCTGGCTACATCGGTATTAAATCTGCTGATACCATTCAGGATGTGGTTTGTTGAGCAGAAATATATTGCGTGCCAGACTTCGGTTTGTGGGTCTAGCACCATGCCGCGCTGCTGGCCTTTGCAGCGCCAAGCCAAATCCCAAATGCTGAATTCGTTGATGCCTGCAATGCGATCTACGGCGGCTTGCGTCCAGATCATGCTGCCGCCCTGATTGGTGAAACCAGTCGTGGCGAAACTGCCGCCTGCGGGTGTGGTTCCGGGCGCTACCAATCCAAAATGGAACCCACCGATTCTGCGGGCACCTGCAACTGACGGCGTTGCCGGGGCGTTGAACGGGTCGGCATTGGCTTGCAGCGCACCGGCAGGCGAACACCAGATCGCGTAATCAGTGCCCGCCACCAATGCGGGCATGGAGACTGCGGTGTCGGCTAAAAACTCGACCCATGCGCCTGCAATTTCGACGCGGGTTTGTGCTCGAATGGATAGCGTGGCGCCGCCTGTCTTGACAAATGCTGGTAAGTGTGGGTCTGCTTTGTAGAAGCCGCCAAGGGTGCGGGGTAGCACGGGGAAAGCTGAAAAAGTCTTGACGCCTGCAATGGTCTGGTCGCCGGTTAGGCTCACTTGGCTGTTCGTGGTACCAACAATCTGACTACTGAACGTCTTGACGCCTGCAATGGTCTGGTCGCCTGAAAGTGCCACCCCGTTCCCTCTGTGTAGCATTTCTAGCCACGAACCCCACGTTGTGGCAGTTACGCCTTGACGAACAGCAAGGCCGCTACCACTAACACTGATTTGTGTTGGCCAACCCCCCGATGCTTCAGCCGCCCAACCAGCTACGTTAATAATATGCGAGTGGTGGGTAGGAACCGCAGAAACCGGAGGGTTGCCTACGGCAGCATTATTCTTGAACTCTGCGGTAACAGCCAGCGATGGGATCTCTACTGGCGGAACACTTACGTTGCGATTCACATCAGTAAATCGCAATCGATGAATTGCTCCAACAATTGGCTGCGAGAATGTCTTAACTCCAGCAATGGTCTGGTCGCCGGTTAGTCTAACAGTACTAGAATTTAACTGGTCAACTTCAATATCTATGGCTCTGAAATTGGCATCGACCTCAACATTAGTTAAGGGTGTACCCTTAACTATAGAAGTTCCGGGTATTGCTGGGTTGCTATTAACCCTATATGTTATATTAGCCATTAATATTGCTCCTTTGATTATTTAGTAGAGTCAAAACAATCTGAGTAAGTTCATTGACTTTATTCTCCAGAGAAGCTATGAGATGAATCCGACGGTTTTCTTCAAGTGCAGATTCATTTTTCACCACGATTACCCCTAGACTGTTTTTATAGATCCCGGGTAT